ATAGAACATTGGTTTCGGAAGGACAAAGTAGGGTTCAGTTACCCGAGCATAAAGAACTGGGAAGAGATAAAACCACATCTGAAGACAATACAATTCGATATGGAGATGACAACAGTTCAGAGCAAGGAATGGACAACCAAGAGTCAGATGTTACCAACCCCAAGAGCAAACGAACCTGGAAGGACGAATCTAGGTTATGGGGACAATCTCAAGGAGGGGATATGCAAACAGATAGGGATTCCAACAAAAAAATATCCGATGCTTCCAACTCCATCAGCCAACGAACACAAATACAGTATGAGCAAAGAGGATCATCAATCTGGAACTTGCCTAGCAGCTATGGCAAGGAAGGATCGACTCTCAGCCCCAACTGGCAAACCTATGAGTCTGAACCCTGCCTTCGTAGAGGAGATGATGGGCTATCCAATTGGACACACAGACTTAAGGCATTAGGAAATTCCGTTGTGCCACAGGTAGCTGCTATTCCTCTACAACGTGTTTTGGATTTAGAAAATGAACGACAAGCTTGAATATCAATTTAAAAAAGCTTTTTTGGAGCAAGAGTCAGAAAAGTTTATTGAGTATCTTTGTAAACCCAGAACAAAGTCTGAGGTATATGCAGCAATAGAAAAAATTGCATTGATACAGCTTCAGATAAAAAATTGCGAAGATATTATTTACCCATCAACAGTTGACAAGTGTTGATGTATAGTTATTATTAGAAAGCCCCTGAAACCCAACCCCATGAAACATTTATTTCTCTATCTCTGTATTTTTGGCATAGGATATTTTGCATTTACAGATTCTTTGACACGTTCTACGGAAATTCATTGCCTTAATAATATTCAAGCTGCGTGTGAGGAGCTTGCCCGAAAATGATGAGTGAATATGATCTTGGTCTGCGCTTTCATAAACAACCGAGGAAGAAGCGACCAACCCCTGAACGCTCCGACCTCGGCAACCCAATATTAACTATGACTGAGAAAGAAATCTTCAATACATTTGCATCTGTTATTGATTCTCCAGATGCATCACCATTTCTAAAACGATTAGCACAAGCTGGTCTTGTTGCAATGCCACAGGATAAGGCACTTATTTTGAAGACATGGCCACGTTTGATGATGCAATATGGCCCTCACACAAAGAGGTACAAAGACTCATGAGAATCACACTTGATCTCCCAAAATATAAATGGGATGATATTTATAATCATTTAAAAAAACATATTGATGAATCAGAAAATGTTGCAGCACTTTGTACTGCAATAAAAATGAATCATTATGAAAAATCATTAAATAGCATAATTTACAATTTTTTATTATCTCATGGACTAAATACTGCTGAATTACCTACAACTAGAGAATTAAAAAACTATAAGGGAGGCCCTGGTTTGATAAAAGATATTTATTACATTCATGGAATTAGTCATACCGAAGCTCGCAAACAGTACTCCACTTTTATCAAGAACAATTTTAAATTAGTACCTTTGGAGGATTTTCAATGACAACAGGATCAATCCAAATTTCAAACGAAAAATATCATGCTGATGATGCCATCTCAGCATCAATGCAAAAAATAATGGTAAAGCATGGCCCGAAGGCTTACTGGAACTCTTTTCTTAATCCCAATAGGCCAGAACATAAACCGACAAGTGCCATGTTGCTTGGAACATTGACCCATTGTGCCGTGCTTGAGCCTGATGAACTTACAAAAAGGTTTGTTGCTGTATCTTCCAGGACAACCAAAAAAGGTAAGGAAGAGGCAAAGGAAGCTGAAGAAAAGGGCATGACTGCCGTAACAGAATCTGATATGGCAAATGCAATAAAGATGAGAGATGCGGTTTTTGCAGAACCCCATGCAAAAAAATTACTGAGTTTTGGTATTGCAGAGAAATCATACTGGTGGGAAGATACCACCTCTGGTTTAACTTGTAAGTGCAGGCCTGATTGGCTAAATAAAGAAACTATTGTGGATCTTAAAACCAGTAGAACAGGAGCAAACCCCAGAGACTTTGCAAAGGCAGTAGCAAATTTCACCTACCATCTGCAATGCGCTCATTATTTATCTGGTATTCCATCAGCAAAAAGATTTATCTTTCTTGTAGTCCAATCCGAATATCCATTTGATGTTGGATTATGGGAGCTTGATGATGATGCATTGCAAGAAGGCCAAAAACTTTCTCGAGAAGCTTTAGATAAAATTGCCGAATGCCGCCTGCTCGATGATTGGCCGAGCTGGTGTAAAACAGGAGTTCAATCTTTATCCCTGCCCCGATGGGCATTTTCAACCCCTATAGAAAAATGAGTTTTAATGAAGAGCAGAAAAAACTGCTAAATCAAAAAATTAACAAAGACAATGTATCTTTCAGAAGTGGTGGAGGCGGTCAAAAGTTAGCTTATGTTGAAAGCTGGCACGTTATAAAAGAAGCTAACCGCATCTTCGGTTTTGATGGCTGGAGTTCTGAAACATTAGAAACATCTTTAGTTGCTGAAGATTCAAAGTGTGTTTCTTACATTGCAAAGGTAAGAATTACTGTCGGTGATATTGTCAGAGAAGGCACAGGTGCTGGCCATGGCCGCATGGGTGGTATTGGCGATAAGCATGAATCAGCTATCAAAGAGGCTGAGAGTGACGCAAGAAAACGATGTCTGATGCAGTTTGGAGATTCCTTTGGCCTGTCTTTATACGATAAGGACAAGGCATGGTTAAAGCCTGATGATAGTAAACCAACTGTCTCAAGTAATAAACCAATAGATAGATCTGAAAGTGATAAGTTCATCAAAGAATGTGAAGCCTTCATTAATAAACCAGGCAATAAAGACAAGCTCGGTTTGTTAAAGAAAAACATTTCAAAACGATATGAAACTAATGCTATTAGTGAAGATCAAAGAGATGGATTACTAACACTTATTTTAGAGAAGGAGGATTCATGAATGAACTTATAACATCAGATCAACTAGCTGAAGAGCTTGGTGTAAAACCTCAAACTGTGCGACTTTGGAGAACCAAAACTCGCAAGGGTCACCCCAGTGGCCCAAAATGGACTGTCATCCTTAATAACACTATTCGGTACAACCGATTAGATATTGAGGATTGGCAGAACAAAACTAACAACCCTGACTAATTAAATTATTATGTTAAGCATTACAGCCGTTGGCAACCTAGCCTCAGATCCAGTACAGAAGGAAACTTCTCAAGGTACTAAGGTAACAAACTTCAGACTACTTACAGACATCCAAGATGTGACTGTTCAGATTGATTGCACTGTATGGGGGAATCGAGGAGATGTTGTCATGCAGTATATAAAAAAAGGCAATCAGATTACTGTGACAGGATCTGGCAACCTAAATACTTTTGAGAAAAGAGATGGCAGTGCTGGAGCATCCATTCAGGTAAGGGTGAATGACTTTACATTACCTGTAAAGAGTAGAAGCTCAGAAGCAATCCCAGCCTAGCTTATGAGGGGCATTGTTCTGGAAGAGTTCATGTAAGTCCCCTTTTTTATACACCATGATAAGAAGAAACAAACACGGCCAACCTCTCAATCCCTATAGTGGTCAGGTTTATTACGATGAACGAGACCATACAACATATGAGTGGTTTCCTTATTCTAAAACCCCTAATGATGGAGTATGGATGGAGATAGATTGGAATCATAAAAGATTGCCATGACAACAACCGAAAAAATTGCAGCAGCAAAGAAAAGAGTTGCTGAATTAGAACTTCTTATAAAATTATGGAGCAAACCAACAAAGACCTGATAAAAAATTATTATGACCAGCTTGCAGAATTACAGAAAAAATTCTGGTTTGAACGGTTAGATCTTAAGGAATATTGTGTAAGATATGATGCTATAAATAAAAGGATAGCGGAACTGGAAAATGAGTGATTCAAAAAAGCTGAGAGCATTGAAAGAGATAAGACGTAAAAATTTAGAAAGAAACTTACTAGATGTCCAGCTAAAAGGACAGGATCATTATGTGTTTATTAATGAAAGGAATAAAGCACAAGTTGTAAATAAAGATGGTGCTTGGGTTACTGAACACATCAGAACATCAATCCTGAAGTTTAATTTTGAAATTGATAAAATTGAAAAATTGTTAGTAAAAGATTTTACAAAAGAAGAACTTAAGGAATACGAAAGAAGCGTTTCATAGGATTTTTTTTCTTGTCTTTCCTTATTTGATGGGCAGCTGAAAAGGCTTCAAGTTCTACAAGACGGCCAAGTAAAGATGCAAGAAATACATCCTGTTTCATTTGATGCTTTACAAGATGTATGCAATACCGCTTAATGCTGTAGATATCATCAGAAGCCATGATGTCACGGCATCTTTGTTCCACCGATAGTTCAAGCTCCAGTGGAGCATCTTCTATCTCGATGTTAAGAAATTTTCTTTTCATTTTACTGGAAAGAGTTTTTCTTCAATCATCTTGACGATGGCATCATCAACATCATTATCTGATTTGGCTGCCAGATCTTTCAAAAGGTTCAAAGCCGCCTTGCGTAGACTTTCACTTTTACCAAACCTGATGAACAGATTAATTAAAAATTTAGACATAAAAGTTTGTGTTCTTTCCCAAACATACCAAAGATTAGTGAATCTTGCCTTCAAGCCTACTAACCGCTTGGCTAAGTTTATTTAATCTATTGTAAATATCAATTATTGTTTTTTCTCTTCTGTTACTCATATTTGAAAGCACCATAACAAAAGCGGTCGCTCCCGCCCCAATGAGTGCTGCGTGGATCTCTGTCATAATTTGGCTATAATTATGTTAAGTATGACTAAATTTTATAGTTATGGCTGAAGAAAAAGAAGAAAAAGAAGGTATTGAATGGGGTGAACTTTTTGGTCATGCAATCAGATTTTTGATTTTGACCTGGAGTTTATCAATGATGACTTTGGGGTACATGGGTAAGGTAAGAATTGATGGAGCGTTTACGGCTGGACTCGTCAGTGGAGTGCTCGGTTCATATGGCATTTCAGTTGGAAATAAGAAAAGTGGTCAAAATAACAGTAATAACCCTAAAATAATAGATAATAAGAATAGTAAAGCTGGTATCAAATGAAAAAATTAATTCCTGTTATTTTATTAGCTTTCACACCATCAGTTGCTCTTGCTGATATAACTTCAAAATTTACATCTAGCGTAAGCGTAAAAGTAGATGCTGCTATGACACAAGCCACACGGATTGGTGCGTCTTATAGTGCCTCTGGTAGCAATATTGGAACAAGTGATTCAAACGATCAGATCGGAGGACTAACTGTAAGTAATGGTGCAGTTACTTTAAATGCTGGAGATTATTCTATAAATGGATGTGGAGAAGATCCTGCCAACTGTGCAAGTACATGGTCATTAACAGAATCATTCACAGCAGCAGATACGATTCCAAGCAGCAACAGCACTATTAGTGCTGGAACAGTTCCTAATTTTGGTAGTGTAATTTCAACTGTAGCTGGAAGTGGAGATGGTTTTGCTGGATCTATCACATCAGGTCATGGAATTACAGGATTACACGAGGGAGATTCTGGTTCTACTGTTACAGGTCAATTTGTAACGGAGCTAACTATAAGATGATTTATGAAAAAACTCTTATTGTTGCTTTTGTTGTATGCCATACCTGTTAAATCACAGCCTGTTGTCCCAAATTTTACAACTGGTACGATGTCCAGCACCACGAATACAACTACATCTATAAATGAGACTATCACTTCTACAGATTATCATGGTAATTCTTATGAGTATTCTGTTACTGGATTGGGAGTCACAACCGATGGATCAGTCGCTCCAAATACAACGAATGTTGATGGGACAGTAGGTGGACAAAGCTATACATGGACAGGTTTAGACTTATCAACAGAAAACAAACCAGTATTCAACCTAGCAAGTCCCAGTTCTGGCAACGCATTTCAATTTACGGAAACCTATCGTGGCCCTGGAGGGGTTTCAAACGTGACCACGATCCAAAGAAATATAGAGTCAACAAGCGTAGTCACAAGTACCTCAGTTTTCTCTCAATAATTCTGCTGTCTCCCACGCAGGTTTTAGCTAATGCTGTTTCACAGTCAAATAATGGCTCGGTAACCAATATGGCTATACAATCGCTCACTGGTAATATGACAACTAATCAATATGGTGGAAATATTGTTTGTCAGGGGCCGACCCTCACAATTAGCCCATTCACTACTTTCGGAGCAAATTATTTAAAACCTTATCGGGATTATTATGAGACACCTTTTTATGATCCAACAGATGCGGATGATGATGGTGTTCCAGACAATCCAGGTAAGGTTCTTTTCAATCAAAAAAATTATTCAGGAACAAATAAAGACAGTTATGCTTTGAATTTTGGAATTTCTGCAAGTTTTAGTATTCCATTAGATCGTGGATTGCAGAATCAATGTAAATCTGCTGCTGATACGCAGATTTCTATACAAAAACAAGTGTTGGAAAATAAACGATTAGACTGGCAAATCGCAAGAATCCGTGAATGTGGCAAATTGAAACAGGAGGGAATAATGCTGACTACCGATAGTCCATTTTTTAATATCTGTAAGGATGTTTATTTAGTGCCAAAGGCTAATCAAGTATTACCTCACACTCATAAAATATTAAAAGAAAAGTAGATAGGAAAACAATGAAAAACCTACCTACTCAGACCACCATTTTTATTTAGCCATTTTTTTTCTTTGAAGTCAATTTTTTAAATATATTCTTAACTAATGGCTTGACGATATTAAGTAAAAGTGGAGAACTGGCAGCGACCAAGCCAATAACAGCAGTAGATACAATGCTAGAAACTTCTGGAATGTACCTATCTGGAAAAAACGGGACTGCCTCATAAAGTGTTATACATTCAATCCCATCATCCCCTCTTTCATGGCCAATGACACGCTCTAATCTTTTTTCGTTACGAAAATCCCCAACCCTTTGATTATTTTTGCCAGGACAGGGTTCTAGTTTTATCGTTTCTTTTTCTTTTGGAATATCAGGTATTTCAGGTTGTTTTGCTTCTGGAATATTAGGTGTACTTGGAGGGCTTTCTTGTTTTTGCTCTACAATTTCTATCCTTTTGCGATCATAGTTTATTGGAACATAAGAAGGTATTTTGCCTTCAGGGCAACTATAAAACGCTCCATTTACGTCATCTTCAATAATCTGTGTATTTTTTACTGAAGCATCTCTATGGGTTTTGACACATCCAGGAAGATCTATGTTTGGTAGAGGTACATTTAAAACAGGTAAAGGAGTGGAGATATAAGTGTTTACATTTATCTGTGGGATTTCAGGTATTGTGATCTCAGGTATCTCCATCTTTTATATCTCCTATAGAAATAGACCAGCCATCTTCTCCAAACTTACCTTTTTCAATAATTTTAGGTTTTGTCATTTTTGCATCCATATCATCATGATATTTTTTTATCTCATCATCTAATTCAAATTGTAGTTTTTTTATTCTTATCCAAGCCACAAGTTTATCAATATAATATTTAATTAATTTTTTAAAAAATCCAAAAATCATAGACCAATTTTCTTTGACGGTATTGGTAAAGATGGCCCTGTAAGGTCTGGAAGGTTACTATCTAACATTTTTGGCAAAAGTTTTTGCACATCAGCTAATATCAAATTCATAATTTTATTTTGAAACTGAGGAGACTGAACATATTTGTATGTAAAAAAACCACCGCCCAAGATTCCCAGAACTAAGACTGTAGATAAAATAGAAAGATAATTACAAATTTTTTGAAACATATGATTAAAGAAGTAGTTAATAAAATGGTAGCGCCACTCACTCTGATGGTGCTGTTGCTTCTTGTGGGAT